AGGGCATCCCAATAGCGGCATGGGCTCCAATCATCGCTCATTTGAATAATAATATCTCCCTTGGCCTGTTTTGCCCCATAGTTCCAAGCGTTAATGATGCCGCCGGGGTTGGCTCTGATGGCTTGGTGGGGCGTGTAGTCTTGGGGGTCATCGTGATCCACTACAAAAAGCCATTCCACCTCTAGGGGCTTTTGGGCAAGCGTTAGCCATTGATGCCTTCTTTGCCACGCGATTTGTGGCCTTCCTTTGGTTGCGTGAACCACGCTAATTTTAGGGGCTGGTCTTGCCTTCCTAATCTTTTCGGCCTCTTCTTTCTTGCCAATACAGGCACAAGCTGTTTCGTACAAATCCATCGCTTGCCAAGAATAAATTGCTTCAACAAGGTTCCAGTAGTGTTGTGTTGGTCTTGGAAGGCTCATGGCAGAACGAGCCGCCCCCCAAACCTTGTTCCATTTTCCATGGGCTGAATACTCAACCGCGAGCCAATAATGGGCTTCCCTGCGGTCTGGCTGGCAGGCAATCGCCTCGCCTAAATATCTTAATTTTTCCTCGGTAGTCGGGGCGCATCTTCCCATATTGCAAAGCACATCATACCGAAGTGTATCCTCTAGCTCTGGGAATTGAATTGCCAGCTTTCCATATTTTAGGCACTCGGCCCAATTTGTAGTTAAAAAGTATTCTTGCTGGGTGTAATAAAGCGAGATTGGGGCTGGCTCCAAAACATCCTTTAGGATGGTGAAGTTTCTGTCGGCAGATGTCTTTTTATAGCCTTTTGGGTTGTGAACCCGAACCACCTTATCAATCCCAAATATCTTTGTCTGATCCTCTGCTACCAACATTTCGTGAACCCGATTCTTCCATTTGCACTTGCCCTTTAGGGAAACCATCTCACGAAGGGGTATCAGTCCGGCATTGGAAACATTGTAGCGGAACGCTATGAGTTGGGCTTCCCTCTGCTCCGCTTGTGTAATAGCTTCGTCTATAATTGCCTCTGCCCCTGGTTGCATCTCATCATCAGCATCCACCCACATCGCCCACTTCTCTGAACAAGCCTCTAGGGCTGTATTTCTGGCCGTTGCAAAATCGTCTATGTGAGGCCAATCCGTTCTTTTGTTTTTGTAATAAACGACTTTAGCCCCAGCATCCAAGGCAATCCGCTCCTCCTCGGCTGTCGAAGCTGACCCGCCAGCAAGGCAAACAACAAACTCCTTCGCAACGGGCTTGAAACTTTTAAGAACTCTTTGGAGATACTCGGCTTCATTAGAGCCACAAATAAGGTAAATGGACAGAGGATTTCGCATATAGGATTTAAGGTGGGATTTATGTCAATTCATAGAAAAGAAAAGGGGGCTAGGGCTTTTACCCTAACCCCCCTTTCGAGGAACACACAAACCAATCTTTAGTTGAAGCTGGTGGTGATACGCACGCCAGCATTCGCATCAATCAGCTTTTCAGCCGTATTCATACGAACCCGAAGCACATTGCTCCGGCGAGCCTCATCACGATAGCTCTCGGAGACGAAGCCTCCGGGGGCATCAGCCGACCAAACGAGGGTGCGCCCGATACCGCCAGCGGTGAACTGACCGCTCTGCACATTGGCAACGGTGATGAAGGTGTTGGAGAACACGAACCCACCAGAGTAGGCTTTGTTCTTGTTAGCGGAGTTGATCGCCGCGCGACCAACGAGAACCCTTTGGACTCCCAGAGCCGCCGCGATTTCAGCCTCGGACAGCAAGCGGGAACCCGTGTCGGAGATAACCCCGAAGAACTGATTCTGTAGCTTGGTCGTCCGGCGGATACGCTCGAACACAGGGGCCGACATGATGACCGTGTTGGCCTCATAACCGAGCTTGTTCAGTTCGGTACGAGCATTGGCCACATCGCCAGCCACATCAATGTTCGCCAGATTCGCATTGGTATAAGCGGAGATGGCAGACTGATCGGCGGTGGTGAAGGGGGTCGTGCTGGCATTGATAATGTCCTGCACACGCTTCTCATGGCCAAGTTTGATTTGGCGGAGGAGGAAGCGAGCCGAGGAGGCTTCTAGATCGAAGAAACGATCAGCATCAGCGCGGAAGCTATCATCAATCAATTCCTCAAGACCGAACTCAACGGTGTCGTAGGTATCAGTCCCGAAGGCGCGGATGGCACGGGCGTAACCGGAGCCAATATCGCGAGCCTTGGAATCATTGTTGAGGAGGTCGGCCTGTGCCAACTGAACCTTGAGGTACTGACCGCTTTTGGCGGGGACGGGCAGAAGGGGGAAGATTTCAGCCCCGATCAGACCAGTATCGCCATTGGGGGCTTCAACCAGAGCCTGGTTGATGTCTCCCCGAATCGTTGTGCCACCAGAGATATAACTCATTTTCTTATTCTTTCTTTGTTTGGGTTAATCCTTAGAACATCGGAACGGCAATCTCGATCACCGCCGAAGTCGCCGTGGCCGCCTCAAGGGCGATACCAGCGGTCACAAGATTGGCCGCCAGCGTGGTCACTTGACCAGCCGCATCAAATTTCACAACATCACCGACCGCCGCCGTGCCAGACACGGTTGCGAAGAAGGTGGGGTGGAACAGCTTCACGGTCACATAGCCATTGGCCGCCACATCATCAATCGTGGCTCCGATGGCCTTGGTCGCCCCGGTCACGGCCACATCAACCCCGCCAGCCGTCACGGTGGAGGGCTGAACAAGGCGGTAAGCCGAGATAGCGGACGAAGTGCTGAATGTCCGAAAATTTCCGTCAATATTGGTGCTCATTCTATTTTATCCTTGGTTTAGAGTTTGGAAATACCACGGGCAAGAGCCTCGCTGTACTCCTTGGGGTTGGAAAGCATCACGGCCTTCATGGCCTTGAGCTTTGAAGTTCCGTAGTCGGGGTGAGCCGCCACCAGAGCTTCAAAATTCTTCGGCTCCTCTTTCTTTGCGGGAGCCTCTTCGGTCACGGGCGAAGCCGGGACGGGCTTGATGCCGAACTCGGTCAAAACTTTCTTAACCAGTTCGCTCATCTCCTCGGTCTGGGGCTTCTTGGCCATTTCCTCGGAGTTATCTTCTTTTTCTTTCGGCTCGATTTCCACGCTAATTTCGGGGGCTTCGGCCTTTTTCTCTTCAGTCTTGGGGGTCATCGACTCCTCAAGCTTGGACAAACGAACTTTAATATCTTCGATGTCCTTTGTATAGTCGGCTTTGTTCTCTTGCATTGCTTTTTTCTCCTTTGTCAAATTTGCCCCCTCCTCAACTGCCTCTGGCAGATCAACTGGAATGGGCTTCCCTCCGGCCATGTAGCCGAATTTCTGCATAAACTTAACCATCTCCTCAAAAAGTCCGTTAGTTGCCGCAGGGCTAGAAACTAGGTCGGCGGAAGCGATAGATTGTGGGCGAATGTAGTCTTTGCCATCTATGGTTTCGGATTCGTTCACGAAAGCTAGGGAAACGCCGAACTGGTCGGGAGCCTCTGCGGCCATCTCTTTGATGAGGCCATAATGCGGGGAGTTGCGGAGAAGGCGAAGGTCGGCAACTAGTTTGTCGCCTTCGATGCGGGGGTTGCGAGCCAAGGCGCAAACGCTCGATAATCCAGTTCCGTGATCCACCTTCACCTTAATGCCATTGGGAGCCTTTTTCATAATGGCAAGGGCTTTTTCTAGGCTCACCTTATCCACGAATAAGTCATGCCCCTTTGCCTCCCCAACCTCAAGGATTGAAACGCCCCCCAACTCCAACTCCTCCATTTCCTCATCCCGATAGGTACGATATGCCACCGCCGCCCTTTGCTTTTCGTCTGGAAAATCGCTGACAGCTGTATCGTTGCCCATGAAGCGATTAACAAATTCTTGTTCGGTTTCGTCTGCTCTAGGGGTCGGTAGGGGCATGGTTTTTTCCTTATGTCAAAAGGTCGCCATCGGCTTTGCGGTAGGATTCCTTGACCTCTCCACCGCCAGCCATCTTGAGAAACTTGTTCACCCTAGCCATCGCCCAAGCGTTTCGGCTGTTGGGCTGGCCTCCTGTGATGGTCGGCCTAAAGCTAGTCGAATAAGCCCCAGCACCCCTGCGGAATACCTTCTTTAGAGTCCCAAGGCTGGGCGCGTTCTTCTTGGGGTGATCCTTTTTGAACTGGGCAATCTTGTCTTTAAGGGCTTGTTCGTTGGCCTCTGAAATTTCAATATCCCCAGCCTTTGACCGCGTGGCCGCTGTGCCTTCGGGGTTTTCTTTTGATCCCTTAATCCGTTCCTTGGGCGGTGCGGGAGTTTGTGCCGCAGACTTTGGGCCGGGTCGGGCTAGTTCCTTTGCCTTCTCATCAGTCATTGGGCCACCCACA